AAGAAGAAAAGCTGGTGTCAGTAAGCCTGCAAGATCTCATACGTCTCGCTGGCATACGATCGGGTTACCAAAACAGCGCGACACCAGCATCAGAAGGCAGCAATATTTCGATTACGGCCAAGCAAAAAGCCGACCTCCAGCGACAGCACAACATAGAACCTGGTACTGCCGAATGGTTTCAACTGTGGTTCAGTTTGCCCTATCTCACTGGCGAAAAACCCATTGGCTTCCGATCGCGCCGTAAATAACGGCATGCAGTTGATTAAAAAAAACGTGGGATGTTTTGGTGACAGCTATATTAGCCCGTCCAGTAAATGGATCAATCATCTAGACCGGCACAGCCCCAAGCATAAATTTGAAGTCTATGGCAAAGGTGGTGCCAATCTATACTATGCTATCAGACAATGGCAACATCGCATACAAGAGGTTGCACCTCAGCATTTCGAATTTGTTTTTTTCACCTTGACTTGGCCGCAACGACTTTTCAGTATATTCCCCTATCGCAATGAACAATTTTGCGCGTTTTCTGAACTGAGGCCTTTTGTTGATGATCCCGATATAGCCACAGACGTAGACAACCAAGAGTTTTTTGAAGCGATTAGATTGCATAAAAAATACATCTATGATCATGCTTGGCGCGAATTTGATCACGAGCTGGAAATACGTTGGATCATGGAACTGCCCCAACAGTATCCAGACATCAAATTTGTGATCATACCCAACACGGAACAATCACGCGAGTTGGCCCGACGATGGCATACCAAAGGCGTGCTTTTAGATTTTGCGTTTGAAACTCTAAGCAACCTAGAAACCGACAGCCCCGGACCCATGCCGATCAATTGTGGTAGGTGGGGGCATCTCAATGATGAAAATCATAGGCGTTTTGGTTCTTTCATGCGAGAACTCATGCTGGATTACAGAGATTGGGAACACCGGGTGATGCCCGTGGATCTGCGACAATTTGATATTGATACAAGTCGACTGGACGCCGGTGATGTCAAACTCTGAACCCGCACTGATCAAAACGCCTTACAAACCCGAAATCTACACAGATCAGCAACTGCAAGAATTTTCAGCCTGTGCGGATCCAGACACTGGGGCCATATATTTCATGGACAATTTTTTCTTTATCCAGCATCCGGTGCGCGGACGCATGCTGTATCATCCCTATGATTATCAGCGCCGCCTCATAGACACTTATCATCGCTATCGATTCAGTATCAGCATGATGCCCAGGCAGACCGGTAAGTCAACGTCGGCTGCAGGTTATCTTTTATGGTATGCCATGTTTGTTCCAGACAGCACCATACTCATTGCCGCACACAAATACACCGGTTCACAAGAGATCATGCAGCGAGTTCGGTATGCCTATGAAAGTGTGCCAGATCATATCCGCGCTGGAGTCACCAGCTACAACAAAGGCAGCATCGACTTTGACAACGGCAGTCGCATAGTGTCGGCCACAACCACTGAAAATACCGGACGAGGTATGAGTATATCGTTGTTGTACGCTGACGAGTTTGCGTTTGTGCGACCCACCATAGCCACGGAGTTTTGGACTTCGATATCACCTACCTTGGCCACAGGTGGTAAGGCCATCATAACATCAACACCAAACTCAGATGAAGATCAGTTTGCTTTGCTGTGGAAAGGAGCCAATCGTTGTGAGGATGAATACGGCAATCCCACCGAAGTAGGCATGAACGGATTCCGAGCTTTTCGCAGTTTTTGGCACGAGCATCCTGAGCGTGATGAAACATGGGCGCAACAACAACGAGCTGCGCTAGGCACAGATCGCTTCCGTCGTGAAATGGACTGCGAATTCATTATCGCGGATGAGACTTTGATAGCCCCTGCCAAACTGTTTGATCTTGAAGGACGCGATCCAGCCTACAAGACTGGAGAGGTACGCTGGTTCAAGCGTCCCGAAAAAGGCCGTATCTATTGTGTGGGTCTAGATCCCAGCCTTGGTACTGGTGGAGATCCAGCAGCCATACAGGTATTTGAAGCCAACAGCACCGAACAAGTGGCTGAATGGCGACACAATCGTACCGACATTCCCAGTCAAATACGCATCTTGCACGATGTCATTGAGCACATCAACGATCATGTCAATGATCCCAGCAGCATTTACTACTCGGTAGAAAACAATAGCATAGGCGAGGCTGCCTTGATATCTATAGCAGAATATGGTGAACCTAACATTCCTGGTTACTTCCTCAGTGATACTGGCACCAGCAATGGCAGAAGATTCCGCAAGGGTTTTAACACGACCCCTAAAGCCAAGCTCACTGCCTGTGCCAAGCTCAAGCACCTAGTGGAAAGCGATCGTTTGCGCATAAACAGCCGTGGTCTAGTGAGCGAACTCAAGAATTTTGTTTCTTCTGGTGTTAGCTATGCGGCCAAGGTGGGCGAAACAGATGATCTCATCATGGCCACTCTATTGGTGATACGCATGCTGCAGACGTTGCAGAATTATCATCCCGATCTCGATGAACAAATGCGTGATCATCACGAGAACATGATCGAGCCATTGCCGTTTGTCATGACGCTCTAACTAAATAAGGTGTATGGAAAACACTGTAGCCAATAATCTATTCAATCTTTTGCTGACCAAAGATCTCGAACCCGAGATCTTGGATGCTTCAGGCCGAGCCGTCAGTGACCCTAGCGACGCCGAACTCTTTAGTTTTGATTTCAAAACCGATGAAAAAAACTATGGTACCGTAGTGATCTTGCTGGGCAATAACAACGAGCTGGAAATCTACTACGGAGATAACCTAGGCCGCGCCATGGACAGCGATGATCGCGGACGTTGGTACGATTTTCTTGGGCAGATAAAAAATTTTGCCACCCGCAATCTTTTGAGCTTCGAGCTCAACAACATCAATCGCCTCAAGTACACCATGCAAGGCCTGGCCGCCATCCGGGAAGGATTGTTTGAAGGTTTCTATGGCAAACGCAACATCAGCTACTCAGACCAGCCAGAGAAAACACGGCTGATGATCAAACACACACGCAATCTCGCCGAAGGCGAACCAAGATGGCGAGCCATAGACAGCCTGTATGTGGAAACCGCAGGAGGTGAGCGTTTTCGAGTACCTAGTCGCAATCTCAGTCATGGTCGCATGCTGGCACGCCATGTGTCCGAAGGCGGAAATCCCTACGATGCTTTCGGACAACACATATCAGAAATGGTATCTGAGATCAACACGCTTGGCAGATTTTTGCGTGCCTGCCGTGGTAAACAATATCAGGGCGCTGCCGGCGAAATATTAGAGGCTGCCATACGCCACTATGAGGAACTCAAAGACAAAGCACGTAGAATGATCAGTCGGCGCGGGTATCTCGACGAGCGCGGAAAATTTGATCCCGCAGTTATCACAGATGGCGAAAATCTCACGGAATTTATCCGGCAGGCTTTTGTTGAACAGAATCTAGATCAACGCATAGAATCGGCCTTGCCAGTGCTGTCAAAGTTGTCAACTACACAAAAAGTCATGCGCGAAGTCAACGAGTTTGAAGACTATCTCGAATCCTTGAGCGAAGGCACATGGGCGGTGCCGAACACTCCGGCCGCACTAGAGCGCCTGAGAAACATCATGAGCAGCGAACTACCAGTAGGTGCTGATGCTACCAATGCCACCGAGCAACTGTATGATCTCATAGGCGATGACGAACTGTTTGAACGCCTGTCCGACCTTGCAGATCAAGATCCTGATGCAGATGCTAGGCCCATCATCCAGGAGCGTATGCAAGAACTAGGCATCAACATAGGTGGTGAGTTTGGGACCGACATGGACATGGCTGCGGTGGACGATGAAAACACCATGGGTGAAGATCTCGACACAGATGGTGTGATGATGACGCGCCCAGCAACATGAGCAGCGAAAGCCGCTCAACAAATTCTGATCTGCTTCGCCTTGTGGAGTTGGCCCGCCGGTAACTTTCACTGGTTCTGGCAAAATCTATCCGATTTTTTGTTGATTTGCTAAATAGATTCACGTATACTCAGTTGGGTATGCGTTTGAAGGCACATACTAGGCATAACATAGGCAACGAAAGGAAAACAATATGGCATCTCTAGCAGAAATCCGCGCACGACTCCAAGCCGCAGAGTCCAAAGGCGGTCAATCCCAAGGCGGCGACAACGCAATATATCCCCACTGGAACATGGAAGAAAACACAAACGCAGTGTTACGATTCCTACCAGACGGTAACAGCAAAAACACTTTTTTCTGGGTCGAACGAGCCATGATCAAGTTGCCTTTTGCGGGTATCAAGGGCGAAGCTGACTCTAAAATCACGCAAGTGCAGGTGCCATGCGTGGAAATGTGGGGGGATTCGTGCCCGATCTTGGCCGAAGTGCGTACCTGGTTCAAGGACAAGAGTCTGGAAGACATGGGTCGCAAATACTGGAAGAAGCGCAGTTATATCATGCAAGGTTTTGTGAGAGAGAATCCTATCGCAGATGACCGGGCACCCGAAAATCCCATCCGCCGCTTCATTATCGGACCACAGATTTTCCAGATCATCAAGTCAAGTCTCATGGATCCCGATCTCGAAGAACTGCCCACAGACTATCTCCGGGGTTTGGATTTTCGCATCACCAAGACCAGCAAGGGTGGATATGCTGACTATTCCACTTCAAAATGGGCTCGCAAGGAATCTGCACTTACCGAAGAAGAACAAGCGGCCATTGAAGCGCACGGACTGTTTGATCTTGCTGGTTTTTTGCCCAAGCGTCCCGGTGATGTCGAACTCCGTGTGATGAAAGAGATGTTTGAAGCTTCGGTAGATGGTCAGAGCTTTGACATGGAGCGATGGGGGCAGTACTTCCGTCCAGCAGGCATGGCCAGTCCAGTTTCTGCTGATACAGATAATGTGGGTAAACATGTGGTGGATGGCCATGGCGATGCACATGAAAGCCAAACGGTTGTCAAGCCATCAGCGAGTGCGTTTGATGATGAAGATGATGCGCCCACTGCTACGGCACCTGTTGAGGCCAAGCCAGCTCAACAAAAAGCCGAAGATATCCTGGCCATGATCCGCGCAAGACAGCAAAAGTCGTAACTTCACAGGAGGGCCATATGGCCCTCCGGTTTTTATAGCTATGAAATTCAATTTGGTTTTTAACAATTCCGGAGATTGTCTGCCATTTGAGTGCGTCTACAATGCAGATTTGCTTCAACATTTTGTGGATGTCTGCAATCAGCGCCGAGTCAATCATTTTTCAGACCGTGGTCAAATCGCCAAAACCGTAGGCTCTTTGCTAAATGATACTCACAACGCTCTGACTCTTACCAACAGCGCATTGGGCAATTTCGGCATACAAGGTTTCGATGAATGCAATGATCGTCGAGATTACCTTTCTCAGGGCTTTTTGAACAAACAGCATGAACGATGGGTAAATTCACAACACATTAAGATCAACATCGATCACCTTCGGTATCATCAAGACAAACAAATCAGTGCCGCAGGTTGGCGCATGCACGAACAACTGCCAGATGACGTCCGAGACTTACCATTGGCCGTGATCATGACCAAGGCCGGCATGATTTGGCCCTACGAAGAAGTCAACATGACAGTACATAGATTGGAAAGTTTTTTCTCTCGCAACATTGAGTTCCAATCAGATCAAAAATGGGCAGTGTTTGACAATCCCTATCTTGACCATTTCGTCAGCAATAACGATCAGGTAAATTTCGCTTTTGCCTATACCTATGTGGGTCGCCAACATTTCGATAAGTGGAAGAATTTCGACACCGAACTACAATGTCTAGATTACTATAACTTTGAAAAATTAGAGTTCGCATTCCAGATCAATTTGGCCAGACCAGAGACCATCCCATTTAGTCCTGAATTTCTGTCGTGGTGCGCTGAAAAAAACGTGCGCCCAATCACCACACAGATACCAATAGGCAATGTGATCGATTTAGAAAAGAATTTGACACATTACCGGCAGATGTTATATAATAATTCTGCCGCTAACAATCAAGTTTCAATACACGTTCATTAAAAAGGTACAATATGGCAAAACCATTTGACGTTTCAAAATTTCGTAAAGAAATTACAAAAAGCATCGATGGCTTGTCCATCGGATTTAACGATCCTACAGATTGGATCAGTACCGGCAACTACGCTCTAAATTATCTCATAAGCGGTGACTTCAACCGAGGAGTACCTCTTGGAAAGGTCACGGTGTTTGCCGGTGAAAGTGGTGCTGGAAAGAGCTACATTTGTTCAGGCAACATCGTGCGTCATGCACAAGAGCAAGGCATCTTTGTGGTGCTTATTGACACAGAAAACGCTCTAGATGAAGCATGGTTACATGCTCTAGGTGTCAGCACTGACGAGTCAAAACTTCTCAAACTTTCCATGGCCATGGTAGATGATGTGGCCAAGACCATTTCAACATTCATGAGTGATTACAAAGCCTTGCCCGACGGCGAGCGTCCCAAGGTCTTGTTCGTGATCGACTCAGTGGGCATGCTGCTTACTCCTACTGATGTGAACCAGTTCGAGTCAGGCGATATGAAAGGCGATCTCGGTCGCAAAGCCAAATCACTCACGGCCCTGGTGCGCAACTGCGTCAACATGTTCGGATCATACAATGTGGGCATGGTGTGTACCAACCATACCTATGCCAGCCAAGACATGTTTGATCCTGATGACAAGATTTCGGGCGGTCAAGGCTTCATCTATGCCAGTTCTATTGTGGTGGCCATGAAGAAGCTCAAGCTCAAAGAGGACGAAGACGGCAACAAGGTGTCAGAGGTCATGGGGATCCGCTCGGCCTGCAAGGTCATGAAAACACGCTATGCCAAACCTTTCGAAGGCGTGCAGGTCAAGATCCCCTATGAAACCGGTATGAATCCCTACTCCGGCTTGGTTGACTTAGCCGAGAAAAAAGGTCTGCTCAAGAAAGACGGCAACCGCTTGGCCTTTACCACTGTAGATGGCGAGATCCTCAAACAGTTTCGTAAAGCCTGGGAATCAAACGAAGACGGCTGTTTAGACCGCGTCATGGCAGATTTCAAAAACCACAAGATCGAAATAAGTAACGCAGAACCAGTTCAGGAGGAATAACATGCATTCACCCATAGCCAGCGAAATCTGGATGGAGTTACAACGTTTTATCGGTGGTGGTGCCGATCGTGCCGAGGCAGCTGATCTTTTGGTGTCTATACTGATCAACAATGACGAGCATGCTGGCGATATCGCCAAGTATTTTGGCAACGATGCCGACATTAAAAATTCACTCACTAACTATCTAGACGAAGAAGTACTTGCCGAGGATGAAGATCCTTATTCTGAAGACGAGGACGAAGAAGAGGAGTGGTAAAAATTGTGGTATAGCCGGGTCACAGCAGATCTTTCCGTCATACCGGATTTCATAAACCATTACGAAACGCAGCTCGAAGAAGCCAAAAAAGAATGCAGGATCGGCGGGCTGATAGAACGCAACATCAAAGATCTTCCTGGTATCACCGAGCACCGCTTCAATCAGCTACAGGAGATCGAAGCTGTATTGAATTTTCTCAACATACAATTACGCAAGATCCGCCGACGTCATTTTCAAAAATATCTAGAAGCCTATGCCAGGACTCTGACCAGTCGCGACGCAGAAAAATACGTGGACGGCGAAGACGAAGTGATTGATTTTGAAACCATCATCAACGAAGTGGCCCTGCTGAGGAATCGTTGGTTGGGTATCATGAAGGGGTTAGATACCAAGCAATGGCAGATGGGTCACATCGTGCGATTGAGAACCGCTGGCATGGAAGATGTACAGATTTGATAGCAGAGTGAGCAAAGAACATATGAAGAATCCCGCAGTACAAGTACCGCAAGATTATGTGAATCCAGGTCTTGCCACCCTAGACTTGGAGTTTCCTTGGATCGTGCCAGATTCAGCACACCTGCTCAATGAACATGTGGCAGCACATCATCGTGTTCTGGATCTAGGCAGTGGTGGCAGCACCATGTTCTATGCGCGACGTTGCCAACATGTGCATGCAGTAGAGACCATACGCGACTACTATGATATCGTGTGCGATAAGATCACGGAAAAAGGGTTGGCCCACAAGATCGATTATCACTATGTTCCAGCCACGGAGTTGGTGGACTATATCTCTGCTTTGCCAGATCAGAGTTTCGATATCGTGGGAGTGGATACCATGCGCGGTACTTCAAGATCCTCCTTGTTCCATGCCATGTTGCCCAAATGGAGAGGCAGCATCATAGTCATGGACAACTGGGCACACAAAGGACTATGGCCCGAACATGCACGACTCACGATAGATCAACTGCGAGAAAAGCATGGCTTTGTTGATTATGATATACATCAGTTCACACACCCTAGCTGGAAAGGTCTAGGCACAAGATTGGTCATAAAGCGAGATCTTGAGCGCGCATGAAAGCCAAGATCATACGTCTCAAAGGTCATGAGTTCAGCGAAAAAATTTCCAACGAGTGTATAGCAGCCGCACGCGGGTTTGGTCTTGATGTAGAACCCTTTGACGGCCTAAGACCCACCGAAGCACAACAACTGTTTGATAGTTTGGGCGTGAAAAAGTATGCAGCCAAACTCAAGAAAGATTATCCCGGAGTGCTGGGCTGCTCTGCCAGCCATTTCAGTCTATGGCAACACTGTGCTGAATCTGGTGAACCTTACTTGATATTGGAGCAGGACGGCTACATGATACGGCCATTGCCCACGGTTGATTTCGATCAGGTATTGAAGTTGGACAGCGGTGATCCCTTCAGCGCGGACTATGATCAACAAGTCAATCGCACCGGTCCACAAGGCGTGCAAGACTACGATCTCACCTGGGGATACAAAACGAAAGCCGCTCCCTATGGAGGCTACTTTCGCGGTGCCTGGAGTTATATCATCAAACCCAATGCTGCTCAGATATTGGTCGATGCTGTCCGCACCAATGGATGGGTACCAGCCGACAAACAGTTTGGTGCTGATCTCTTACACCTGCAGACAGTTCAGCAGACAGTGTTCCGTATCCATCCTCAGTACGACAGCAACAACATCAAAGATCTCAGTCTCACCAGGAATCTATGATACGGTACGCATTTGCGCATGACATGCCGGGGGAGCATGCCAAGTGGTCTCTGATGCCTTGGAGGAAATTGGGATTAGAAGAGTTTGCCAAAGTCGCAGATGTTCCCCGAGATTATGTGTTGATCAGCAGCCACCACCCACCCTGGCGCGAACCTTTACGCAGTTGGATAGAAAGCGGTGGTGATTGGATCGAGATCGAATACGGATACTGGGGGCCTGATTCTCCTAGGCGCGAGACACGCAGGGTCACTTACAATGGCCATCACAACATGCGTATCCGTGATGTACCTTACAGCAGAGCGCATCTATTTCCCGATCCTCCACATCTGCCTTGGCGCGGTACCTCAGGAGACTATGTGTTGGCCATACAGCCAGTGGAAGTGATACTCACTGAACGCACTGGCGAAACCATGCAGCAGTTTCGCGAGAGGCTCACAGACCTGATCCGACCACATTGGGGAGGTGACATAGTATGGCGCAAGAAGATTGGTGCCAAGACAGCAAGATTCCAGACGTTCCGGGAGCAAGTGTCACGTGCTCATGCCGTAGTGGGAGAACGCACCATGGCCTGTACCGAAGCCTGTCTGTTGGGTGTACCAGGATTTACCATTGATCCCAGCATGAGCACCTTGTTGATGGGTAACATAGAAAATCTCGCCAATCCCAGTCAACTCGACAGGCAGACATGGTGGGAACACATATGTTGGAGCCAGTTCAATCGATCGGAGTTTGACTCGGATATACCAGCCCGGTTAGTGCAACAGTATCAAATCTATCCCAATAGTCTGCGATAACGCTCGTTGTCAGCAATGGGTTGTACCTGTTTCTCATATACCTGTAGCTGCATACCAAATCTACGGTTTGGATCCACCTGCTCGAACGGGTCCACGGCGTGGAAGCAATAGCGTGTCTTGAAGAATATGAAAAGGCTGTTGGGGCGATAGCGCACTTGCTTGACTTTGATAAACTTGTCAAAGTCGTAGTGACGACCACCAGGACACCATAATTCAGGATCCTGTGGCTTGTAAAGGCTGGTGCCCAGTTGAGGCCACTCGTCGTCAGCGGCTAGATTCCAGATGTTAGTAAACACTCGATCATGCTTGTCGGTGTGCGGACCTATGAAATAGTTTTCTCGATGCTGCTGCAAAAACAGTTCTGGTACCAGGAATCTATGATAGGTACCGTCTGCGAAGTTGGCACCATACATGTGGCTGAAAAATTGTTCCATCCTATTGGCCACGAGGTTCACATACCAATTGTCCTCCAACAGTACTCGGCGTATCAAGATCCAGAATTCTTCCACTTCATTACCGGGCCTGCATGACGACAGCATGATCTGTGTGCGTAAGGCATAATTGGGATTGGTATTGCTGTATTTGCTGAGCCAGGGCTGTGCTTTGAGGTTGCTTTGTTGGAAGAGATTAAACGCTATCATTTTTTCATAGATGTCTGTAGGCCAGAAATCATCGATGTCAAAATGCAGGAAAGGATCGTTATGGAGTTGAGCCTGTTGCATTTTTTGTTGAATGTGGTCTCGGATTCGTTGCATGTGGATATTTATGGCAAATATACTCAGATAAATGTCCACATGATAACCATGGCAGCAGTCACCTGTATATTGAATCAACTGTCTGCGTAACCAAGGCGATCAAAATCTTGGTGATATTTGCGCAGTACAAAATCTCGGTCTGCGGATGAATAATACTCGTCACGTGAACGCAGGCTTTTTTTCACATGTGGCAAAGGCTCATCGCAACCAGTCAAGGCTGCGATGCTGTACCATTCCTGTGCAAGATTTTCAAATCGCAGTACCATGTCCACAGCGATCTGACCACTGATAGATATATAGCTGAACTGTGTACAATGAAACCGTGCATTGAGGTGATGGTAATGCCTCAACCAAAAACCAAATCCTAGATCATACATGTTCAACATTTGTTGGTAATAGTGCAATCGTGGGTTCTTGGCCAGCATGCGTTTGGCCTTGACACGGCAAAACTCGTATTGGCTGATGGCGCGGTCAAAAGGATCGCGAACAATAGCGAACCAACGATCTGCTTGTGCGAGATCCGCAGTGTCATATTCATCCAATCTCAGATGACCACGACGGTATAATTTCACATGATTGGCATGGAACCACTGCTGCACACTGCTACCAGCGCATTTGGGTATGTGTATAAATCCTATCATTGCAATTTGATCAAGCTAAATCACTGCCGATAAATACTGTATGGACGATAGACAGATCCGAGACATAGTAAAAGTTTTTATAGGTTACGATCCGCGCGAAGCGGTGGTGTTTCACACTTGCGTAAACAGCATCATCCGTCACAGCTCGCGACCGGTGAGTATCATTCCATTGTCGTTAAATCTATTTAGTGATTACAAAGAAAAGCACGCTGACGGTAGCAATGATTTTATCTATACGCGTTTCCTTGTGCCTTGGCTCATGGGTTTCAGCGGGCGTGCCATTTTCATGGATGGTGACATGATCGTACGCGGCGACATCGCCGAACTGTGGGATCTAAGCGTCGTGGGACCCTATGATGTACATGTGGTCAAGCATGATTACGAGACTCGTATGACTGAAAAATACCTAGGCGCCAAAAATGAAAATTATCCCAGGAAGAATTGGAGCTCGGTCATAGTATGGAACTGTGGCCATTTTCCAAATCGTGTGCTCACTCCAGAATTCGTGGCCAAGCAACCCGGCAGCTACCTGCACCGCTTTTCATGGCTCAAAGATGAACGAATTGGAGAACTGCCGCGGGAATGGAATTGGTTGCCAGATGAATACGGAGAAAACACTGATGCCAAGCTGTTGCACTACACCTTGGGCGCTCCTTGTTTCCATGAATTTGCCACCACCACGCAAGGGTCTGAGTGGCACCGCGAAAAAATTCTTACCACTCATTGTCAGCAGCGGCTATGACAGTGCTATGTATCGCTGGAAAATGGGGGCCTGTGGCCAAACCTGCCCAGATGGCCTTTATCGAAAGATTCGCTCGCGGGTGTAACGGACACATCGTAGATGTGAAAACAGCATATAAATCACCTCCTGAACATGAATGGTGCATACGTGGAGCCAAGTTCCGCAAAGAAGTGCAAGAAGCATGGCGTCAAGGACGGCGGTTTTACTATATCGACAACGGTTATTTTGGCAACACAGGACGCAAGATATGGTTCAGGATAATTCGCGATAATGTGCATGACACACGAGATATCATCCCACGCCCGCGTGATCGACTCGATCGATGTGACATCGTACTGCGCGCCCGACAAAAAGGTACGCGTGTGTTGTTGGCACCTCCCAGCGAAAAAAGTTTCCTGATGTGGAACATGGATCAACAACAATGGATTGATGAAACATTATATCAGCTTCGTGCCGTGACAGATCGACCAATTGATGTGAGATACAAACAAAAACGTGACATACGCATGAAGAACTCTCCCATAGAACACAGCCTAGATGATGTGCATTGTGTGGTAACTTACAACAGCGTGATAGCAGTAGAAAGCATCATGTTAGGCGTGCCGGCTATCACGCTGAGACCAAATGCTGCTGCTGTGGTGTCCAGCAGAAATATCAACGATATCGAGGATCCGGTTTTCCCTGACGATGATTTGCGTGAGCAATGGTTGCGACATCTCAGTTACAGTCAGTTCACATTTGATGAAATGAGTGATGGAACTGCTTTTAGGATCTTGAACGAACTGTAATGTTATTGGGATACGGTAAGACCAGTTTTGTAGAATTGTTTTTGCGATTCCCGGGTGGCCGTATGGCCACCGAACAAGACGTGCTAGACAATCATGATAAAGATCTAGTGGTGGCAGGGATCAGCAAGCGTATCGTGCCGAATCTAGCCAGAGCTCGCGGTCTAAATTGGTGGAGTATTGATACCGGTTACATGGGAAATCACCAAGAAAAACGTTACCTGCGCATAACCAAAAATGGTTGGCAAGATACAGGACCTGTAGTACCAAGAAATGACTCACGGTTGCGCAGGCTTCGGATCGATCGCAGTCGAATCAGGCGAGGCAGCAGGATTTTGTTGGTCCCTCCCCATCCCAAAGTTTGTTTGTATTATGAACTAGGTGACTATGATGCCTGGATACACCAACATCTGGCATTGATAAAACAGCACACCGATCGAGACGTGGTGATAAGGCACCGACCTGCCAGCCGATATGATCGACAGACATCAGACCGTTTTATTGATGTTCTGCAGCAGGATGTGAACTGTGTGGTGGTATACAACAGCAATTGTGCTGTAGAGTCTGTGATCCATGGTATTCCGGTGGTGGCCTTGGGCGAAAGTGCCACTGCACCTTTGAATCAAGACATCAAGGATATTCACCATCTGTCGGAACTTGACTCCGATCAGGTTGAAGCCTGGTTGCGACATCTCAGCTTTCGCCAGTTCAATCGACGAGAAATAGCAGCAGGTGTGGCATGGAGATTGCTGCATGAATGAATCACGATTGCAGGTTTTGCTCAACAACGAGGATCTAGCTCGCGGCATGGCACGGC